GTAAGCTCTTCATCACTGATCGAGCCAGACGTGTCGACTGCAACCACAATCTCTTCGAGACATGGGTTGTGTAGGCTAGGTAGATACATACCTTGGCCAATAAATCGTCTGTTCGGTCTAGCCCAAGTAAAGTCGGACTTGTTGTTAGCACGCAAGAAACGTGCCAACACAGCTTTCCAATCTACTTTAGGGTCAGTAATGTCGCTAATCAACGCTTCCATATTACCAGACAGTTTGCCTTGGGCTTTGGCAGCTTCGGCCGCCTGATGTATTGCTACAGTCAGGCCAGCCTCGATGGCACTGGCTTTACCAGCCGTGCCATCATTGCCAGGGTGGTCCATAACTCCACCACACTTACCAAAGTCTACAGCCACGCCGTCCCAACCCTGCGGAGGTTCTGGCAACTGGCTGTATATAGCGTCTGCAGTCGTATTATCGTACTGCGAATCCACAAGGCCGCCTTTTGGTAATATAAAACCCTCTGCTATGAGATGGTTGTTGATTGCATAGTCACAAGCTACATTCCACTTGGTTGCATGCCGTTCGTCTCTACGCAAAATGTGTAGCAACACGACGTGCATAACTTCGTGTGCCAAGAAGCCAATCCTTTCCATGTCCGTAAGTTTCTCGAACCACTTAGGGTTGTAATACAAATGGACACCATCCGTAGCACCAGTTGGCTCGTCCCACTCAACAGGTTTGAGTCGCAAGCACAAGGTGCCAAAGAATGGATTGTCAAGGATTAGTCTTGACCTAGCTTTTACAAACAATGGATTCATTATTCGTCTCCAAGTAATGCATCTTCAAGCAACACTTCACGTAACTCAGACAACTCGTTGTCCGCAATCTCAGCTTGCTCTTTACGACGTTCAGAACGATCGTCCTTCTCGTACATTTTTTGCAATCTGTCTTGCGGCACCAAGTCTTTGATGTACGGTGCTGCTTTCATCAGCTGGTTAAGAGTAGCAAACCTGTCGAGTACATTGTCAATCTTGGCAAGATACTCACGCTCTGCTTTCCAACGGTTGTCGTTGTGCATTTGAACATCCATGCACTCAACAAACACTTCATTGTCGGGCTCGACCTTGACTCGCATCTCATCCCCATATCTGACCAACATAGTTGGCACAGGTACGTCAGGCAGATGCAAAGAGTAAGACTTTGTATCTACATAGTCGTTACCCTCACCGTCTGAGTCGGGCTCTACAACCTCAGCTTTGATAACCAAGGTATGTACAGTATTTGTTGGACAGTCAAAGCCCCACGTTTGTCGGAAGTGTGTTGTGGTTGCGTCTATCTTTTGCTGATAGCCTTCTCCAATAAACACTTCCATACCCTTATCTTTCGGGTACTCACGTTCAGGGTTTGCACTTTCGTATTTCTTCTGTGCCTCTCTGCGTATGTCACGCTTGAGAGACTCAGATAATCTAACAGTCTTCATAGTACCTCCTACAATATAACGTTAGCATTTTTAGTAATCCACTTACGTATGTCAGGGTTCTGACGTAAGTTCTTATCTCTAGCAAGACAGCCTTTGACAAGGACAACTTGATACTCAACAACCAGCTTGTCAGCTAGCTTCATGATGTTAGTCATCTTGTCTTCCTCTGCTCTTGCAGCAACCGCGTTAGCAAACGCATACAACAACGCTGGGTTGTCATCACGTTTGTACTTAGATGGGTCTTTGATACAGGCATCGATGTCAGGTAGTTTAGCAGCAATCTCTCTGAATGCTACAAACTCACCAGCTGCACCATCACCAACCAACGATGCGACACCGTGGAACAGCCTTTCGACATCTGAGTTAGCCCTTTGCAATTTCTTGCTGACCATAGACCAAGCACGCGGAGTTGGGAACGCATACTCATCAGGGTTGAAGTTAGACAACAGCCCTGGTCTGTATTGGATAAAGGCAATAACATCAGAGTCGATGCTGTTCTGGTGTGCCCACTGTACCCAATCATCGAGGATTGGTTCCAGTTCGTAATGTGCTAGTCGGTTTCTGACTGGCGTAGGCATCTGATACACAGCTGCTCCGTCAGTTAGTCTGTTACCAGCACAGATGATTGCCCAGCCAGTTGGTAGCTCATAATTACCAATCTTTCTGCTAAGCAACAATTGCAAGAATGCGTTCTGTGTTGCTGGCGGTGCAGTCGGTAGCTCGTCAATAAACAAGATACCTCTGTCGCCGTCGCGTTCTGCAACAGGAAACACATCAGGTACTGCCCAGGATGTGAAGCGTGAGCCACTCTCAAGTTGCTTGATGAATGGTACGCCACGCACATCGACTGGGTCGAATAGGTTTGCACGGAAATCTAGTATCTCCATGTTCATTTCAGCGGCGACTTGTGCTGGAATATCAGACTTACCGATACCAGGCCCGCCCCAAATCATTGCTGGGTAGCCTGCTCTAACGCAGTCTTTCAATTCGTTAACAAGTGCTTGTGGATTTATGGTTTGCATAATTAATTCCTCCAATCAGGTTGCACGGTCTTCCACTTGGTTTTGACCGTTGGTATTTTAATCTGGACAGGCTTGCTCATAACTTCAACCTCTCCTCGTTCAATCGTCAGTTTCTCATGCGGCATAGTCTTCTTCATAATGAACAAGACAATAGACGCAGACAAACCGCCGACCATTGCAGCAGTCATACCGCTGAATGTGCCGTAAAAGCACACCATCAGTGTGACTGTGATTAGCACGTCGACAAAGATGTCGTGGCCAATAGCTTTACGTCCACCAGCTTTAAGCGCCAGAATAAGCAGACCTAGGGCAGACAGTATTCCTACTAGTAACATCTCGATTCCTCCATGCTAAGTAAGCCATATACGCGAATTGTATAAGCTCAATCATTATCCATAGTGCCGTTGTCAAGGCACTTACTACATTTGCACTCATAATAACCTCCATAATAAATACAAAATTGACCCAATGCCGACCCCGACACCGAGCAGTATAAGTGAGTATTGAATACTCGTTGCAATACCGAATAGCACGAACAGAACGCCCGTGCCCATCAGCACTGATCTAAAATAGTCTTTAACCATATTGTCCTCCTTACCATGAACATTCATAAAAGACTTCTTTGCCCTCGTCGAGCCATTTGAGAGCATCTTCGCAGAACTTCAAGTCCTGCTCTTTATACTCTTTCATAGACTCTTCTTGGAATTGGTGACCCCAAAAGAACCCATCAGGGCAGAAAGGTAAGTTGTCGCCCTCGACGAGCTTTTGCAGCTCCAATATATCTTCACGCTCAAGATACAGAATGTCACCGCCATTGAACGAATCCATCATACCGACTCGCTCGCCCCTTGACGGGCCATTGTGCTTCTTGTCATACAACTCCATCATGAACTGTTGGAGCCTTGCGTGCTTACGCCAATAGTATGGAGTCTCCATTCGGTCTCCAATATTGTCGTGCATATCAACCACATTATCTGGTTGTTTTTGTTTTGGCTTGAGATAGCCAGCGTATACATCTAGTCCCATGTTGCACCTCCTGTGATAATATATGGGTGACTCGCATTCTCATCGAGTCAAGGGCTTTCAGTAACCACCTGTGTGTGCTTTGAGTACGACCACACACTGTCGGGTAGGAGAACCACCTACACAAATCTATATGGAAGCAGAGGCGCAAGTCCTCTGCTCGCGCCCGTGGTTCCGTCTGGTTCCGCTTGGTTCCGCCAGTCGCGGAACACGATTTGCGTTGTAATAATAAGGAATATAGAACATGGTTCCGTGGTTCCGTGTAAAAATAACATTCATTCATCATTATATATCCTAGGTCGATGGTCGACCGTTATACTGTAGCGTGTGAACTTCGCGGAACCGTGGAACCAGCAGGCATACACCATCCTGGAAATCGCGGCTCTACTAGGGTTTGGCACGGTTCCACATCTTGGTTCCACATGGGGTTAAGTCCGTGGAACACAGGGAACCTGCTCAAGGCTGGCATATGCATGCAGGCACGCTCGACTTCGCTCGCGATGATAGTAGTAGGCAGGCATATGATAGTAGTGCTAAGCGACCGAAACCCGAGCCCGATTCACCACCACACAAAAAAAGGATGACGCCACCCGAAGGTGACGCCGATGGCTAACTAAGTATTTAAGTTAGGATTGAATTGGTCAGAACTGACCGAAGATTTTGAACCGTCATCAAAGAACTTAAAGACGAAATAAAGATACATACCAACCAAGCCCATACGAACGATGAACATGACTGCTATATATACAATGACAGCAATAGCTGCGATAGATACAATATCCATTTATATCTCTCCAAATAAAACCTGAAGAAGCTCCTCAGGTAGATTAATTACATATCTCATATTGAACTCCTAGTAGGTTGCTCAGGCGTTGCCTCAGCTAGACCAGTAAGCTCGGGCTGGATAGCCTCTGCCAACTCTTTATCTAAGTCCTCAACAGGATGATAGTTCTCATTGGTAGTATCGTGGAGCTTAGGTTGCTCAGTCATACCACGCATGAACTCGGATGTAAAAGTGGATGCTTGTTGTGTCGCCCACTTCGTAGCTGGGAGTGCAGCTTTCGCCACACTCTTTACTACACGACCTAGTCTGTAGCCAATCATTATTCTTCGTTGTCAAAGATAACAAGGGATACAGGTACTAGTCTCTGAGATACGATAGGATTACCTTTCTTATCTTCAGCAACTTGGATAGACTTGAGCTCTTTGGTAATATCCATCTCGAAGTCAATTCTATACATGACTTTGCCTTTGCCTGTATTTTCCCAAGCTTTAGCAACTCTTGCAGAGTTAGGTTTAAAGTCATCACCATTTTCGTAGCCCTCTAATGCAATACATACATCAAAAGGTCTTACAGTTTTATTCTTAGCCATAATAATCTCCTATATAAGCTAGTTAACGAGTAGACAACCAATGCCTACTTCACAAATCTATATGGAAGCAACCCTTTAATGGGTTGCTGGGTATACTGGGATGTCAGATTCTAGGACAAGGTTCCAAACGATTGAAATGCAAAAAAGGTATAAAAAGCGAATCGGGGTCGGGGGTCGGTCGCTAGGCACAGGGGAGGGGAATGAGACAGCGATAAGTAACAACTTTTTCAAAAAAAATTTTCCACAAAAAATTTACAAGTTATCCACATGTGTGGTATTTTTAGCATATGAGTTTAGTTGCGCACGACACGATTGAAGTAACAGACGAAGATAGACATGAGCTTCAGTCTCATTTTCCTTACGCGGGAGTAAAGCTATCCGAGCTTTCTGTCCAAGAAGAAAGATTAATTTTGTTTCATATAAGAGGCATGAGCAAAGCAGCAGCTGGCCGTGCTGCAGGTTATAGAAACATGGATCATGTGTACGAAGTATTTAAGAAACCTAAAATACAAAAAGCAGTTGAATATCTAAGAGAAGAAATGAGGGAAGAGGTTAAGTTCGATCGAAACACGGCCACCACCATGTATCTTGAGGCCCATCGAAAATCGGCCACCGCCACAGAAGAAAAAAACGTTGTCGACTCCCTATGTAAGTTGCATGGGTTATTCGCACCTGAACAAGCAACACAAGTCAATATTAATGTAGACAAGATTCAACAACTAGAACGACTGCCGGATGCCGAGCTTCTGAAGTTGGCTGGTGTTGATATGTCTTATTTAGAACCAAAAGGAGAAACTAATGACTAAGTATGCGCAACAGGCGAGAGCCACCAAACGTAAAATGAAGAAGAAAAAGATCAAAGGCAAATTCCCTGATATGAACAAAGACGGGAAAATTACTTTTGCAGATATAATCATGGCCCGTAAAAAAGGCAAAAAGAAAGGGAAGAAAAAATGAG